ATGAAAGCATCCAAGCAAATGGCAAAGGCCCTGCTGACCAGCGGCCAGTACCGCACCAAGAAGTACCTCTACACGCTGGGCTACAACATGTACGGTCAAGAGATCGTACAACGCACCCGGATCGACAGCGAGGGCCACAGAATCGGCAACGCATACTCAGCAGGATTTTTCAACGCCTATGACTACCCGGAAGAATGGAGAGAGAAAAATGTTTAATATCACTGATACCGAAAAGCTGCGGGATGCCTACATCTTCCTGACATTCGCTCAGAACGCCCCCGCCGCTGCACCTGAGAAAAAAGCCAACCGTGAAATCTTTATCACCAACACGAAGCGGGAAATCCGGGAATACAACAACCGCCCGATTTCCAACACGCGCATTATAAGCGCAGACTACGATGGACGCCTTGAACTTGTCCGACTGCCTGACGAGCTGGACACGGCACACAAAGAGGACGCCGCTGAGTGGTTCGATGATAACTGCTATCTGGAAGCCTACAACAGCCCCTATGACTGCACCGGGCAGGAGTTCACAAGCTGGTATCACCTGTTCCAGCGGCGGGGCCACTGGTACGCCTATCACATGGTCAGTCGAGACGTTTGAACCGAATACAGCAAAAGGCCCAGAACCGCAGGAAAGCGGCTCCGGGCCTTTTATATTGCCTTATAAGTGAACTTGTGAGAAATTCCATTCTTGAACGTCAGCATTTCCACATGGCCGTTTCTCATGCGTACAGAATCGACGATCGACAGAAAGAACGACCGCAGCACAGACGGCTCCGTACATTCGGCCAAACCCTGAAAATAGATATACTCCCGCTCCTGCAACCGCTGGGACATGATGAAGCTGCTGGCCTGTTCCAAAAAATCGTCATCCGAAAGCGACTGCGCCCACGATTCCGATGTCAGCAGGCCGATGGACTTGTCCTGTTCTTTCAGATCGTTCATCAAGTCGTTTTTCTTTATCAGGTATTCTTTATCCGACATCTGCTTGTTTGAATACAGGTAGATGTGATCGAGCCGTGTGAGGGCGCGTTCCGTCTTTCGCTTATCTGCCCGCAGTTTGCGCAGCTCCGGGTCGAGATTCTTTTTAACCGTCGGCTTTTTCAGAAGCACCGAATCAGCGGGGGAGTATTCGGCCAGCATTTCATACAGGGCGGCCACGCTGGCCGAATCTATTCCGGCCACGTTCTTGAACGTATCGCCGCGCAGGAGCCGCGCTTCAAGATCAGCAGGGGATTTTATCTGGTCGAAGCTCTTTTGAGCATTTATCACGTTCAAAATGAAATTTAGCAGAAATTCGCCCAGCACAGTGTCAGAAGTATATTTTGCATTGCAGGTCTTTGTCTTGCGCACGTTCGGGCAGCCATACTTGGCCGACCGATACCCGGACGCATGGAGCTTGCCCGGAGAAGCCGTAAAAGCGGCCCCACAGCAAGCGCACCATATAAGCCCGGAAAAGATATTCACGTTCTTCTGTGTCGCGCTCCTGCCGGGTGTATTGCGGTATCTGGCGTTTGAATCCAGCATCTTCTGAACCCTGTCGAATCGTTCCTTGCTCACAAGCGGGGTGTGATGATCTGGTATCACGACCCATTCGGATTCGTCCTTGATGGCCTTGCGCCCCGGTATCTTGTAATAATTATAGCGGTATGTGCCGATATACCACGGATTCCGAAGAATCGTCCAGACAGACACAGGGGAGAACGGATTGTGCTGGCGTGACACATAGCCGCGGTCGTTCAGCTCCCGCGCCGTGTGAACCAGCGAATCCGTCTTTTCGTACAAGTCGTACATTTCCAGCACAATGAAGCTTTCATCGCCATTGACGGAAAACGTCTGGGTTTCTTTGTTGTAATCATACCCAAACGGAACCCGGCCGCCGTTCCATGTGCCATCGTTCGCCCTGCTGATCATCGTGGCCGTGACGCGCTCCGCTGTCGTCTTGCGCTCCAACTCCGCAAAAATTAGCACCATTTTGAGCATTGCTTCACCCATCGCCGTGGACGTGTCGAATTGCTCATTGCGCGAGATGAACGTCACGCCGAGCATCTTCAATTCCTCATACATCTGGGCGAAGTCGAGCAGGTTTCGGCTGATACGGTCAATCTTCCAGACGAGCAGATGGGAGTACATACCGTTCCGAATCTGCATCATCATTTTTTGAAAGGCCGGCCGATCAGTATTCTTTCCCGAATAGCCCGCATCCTCAAAAATGGTATAGTCGCTGATGTTCAAGGCATATTCGCAGTAGCCGACAAGGTCTTTCCGCTGCATGGGCAGGCTGTCGCGGTCTACCTGATACGCGGTCGAAACACGCAGGTATATGGCCGCCCGCTGCGGCTTTTCTTTTGGCGCGTCGATTTTCTTCTTTCTCATTGCTGGGCCTTATCTTTCGGAACGTATTTTGCCAAAATCTGCATGACTTTTTCACGATCTTCTACGCTGGCCGCCTGATATGCAGCAAGCAGCGTTTGAAGTTCCTGAATGAATTCTTCCTGCGAAACCATAGCACACCTCTTATATTTTACTCTTTCTTTTCGGCATCCACGGCAGGATCAGCGACAGCCGCAACGTGGGTGCGCAAAAAGTCCTTGCACATGGAACGCTTTTCCACCGGGATGGAGCGGTAAATCGAAAGCAGCTCTTTTTCGTCAGCATCCAGCACGTCAAGGTTTTTGCGGCCGTGCGCTTTAAGCCGCTGCTTTTCGGTATCGGTCAAGATCACAATGCCGTCCCGGCCGTAAACCAGTTCGTCGATACTCATGCCAAGCCGTTCGGCCATGCCCTGAATCATATCCAGATGGGGAGCCTTGCCTTTTTTCAGGCGGGCGATGTTGGAACTCGCAAATCCGCTCTCAATAATGAGTCTGCTGGGTGCGATGTCGTGCCGTGCGCAGGCGTCCAAAATGTTTTCGTACAAGCCCATAATATAAAACACCTCACAAATTTACTCACAAATGAGAGTAAAAGCTGTTGACTCACTCACAAATGAGAGTTATAATAACAAATGTAAACCGACGAAAGCTCACAAAGTCGTTTACAAATGTAAGTATACCCTAAATATAGCATAGCTCACCAAAAAAAGCAAAGGAGGTCAAGAATTAAAATATGAAGCTCGAACTGCATCTGGACTGGAAGCGCACGGTCAAGACCATTATGACCATGAGAGGTCTGTCCAACAGCGATCTGGCGCAGGCTGCCGGTACTACCGACGCAACCATGCGGCAGGTCATCAACAAATCGGTCAAGGGAGCCGTGATGAACAAAGTCAGCGAGTATCTTGGTATCACCAATGCCGAAGTCCATCACGTCGTGATCGAGGTCGAATAACCTTACATCTATTTTACAGCATTGGAGCCGAGAAGATATGCAGAATGAGTGCAGCAAAGGCAATGACAACTATTACTTTTTGTGTCGGAAAAAAGCGTCGGAACACAACGACGCACTGAGCAGCCGCCTTGGAGCGGCGTCCCGTCTGAACATTTCGGAAAGCGCACTGCGCAACTATGAGGTCGATACCGCCAACGTGCCCCAGGATATTGTTTGCGCGATGGCTGACCTCTACGGTATGCCCGAAATGGAAACCCACTACTGCAAAAACGACTGCCCCATCGGAAAGCACGTCGGCAGCGCCATGACCTGCGAGGTCAGGAGCATTGAAAGCGTGGCCGTCAACTTCCTGACACACACCAACGGCAACGACATTCAGGCCATGCAGAACGCTGTCCTGAAGATCGCCATTGACGGCAAAATCAGCCAGCAGGAACGTGACCAGCTCCGAAAGATAGTCGCTTTTATCGAAAACATCTCACGGGACGCAAGCGATATGCGGCTGCTGCTTGAGAGGAAGTGCCAGAATGGAGCTTAAAGACATTTTGCGCGACATCCTCAAGCGCGAATATGGCATCGAAACGGACGCCCAGCTCATGCAGGCTATCCGTGAGCAAAAGCCGCTGGACATCGGGATTTTCGTTTCGCAGCCTGCAAGCCAACAGGCGAAAGCCTGCTGAACCATCCACAGGAGGTATGAACATGGAAGAACTTACCGTCCAGATTCAGAAACCCATCATCCCGCCGCTGGTCTGGAACAAAGAAGCCGTTGAAGCCTATGTCAATGATGCCGTTGAAAAGTACGTCGGCATCGTCTACACCGATGACATGATCGACGACGCGAAGAAAGACCGGGCAAAGCTCAACGCGCTGGAAAAACAGCTGGCAAAGGCTTTCACGGCCACGAAAGACGTTTACCTTGGCCCGCTGGCCGAACTGGAAACCGTGACCAAAGACCTGCGGCAAAAAATCAAGAAAACGTCCGGGGAAATCGACGTACAGGTCAAATCTTATGAGGATGCACTGAAGCAGGCCAAAAAGAACGACCTCTATCACGTTTACACCGCCGCCGCTGGTTCGCTGGCTGTTCTCGTACCGTTTGAGAAGATTTTTAATGAACGCTGGCTCAACAAGACCTACGCTTTCGGCACCGCCGAAAAGGAGCTGAAAACCATCATCGAGGAAAAGCGGCTGGAACTGGATGATCTGGCCGACGACTGCGAACCCGGCGAGGAATACGAAGCCGTAAAGCGGGCCTACCTCAAAAACCTGTCTATGAAAGAAGCCCGCGCCGAGCGCAAGGAGTTCCGCGACTTCAAGGCCCAGCAGGAGCAGGCAGCACAGGCCAAAGCCGCCGAAGAAGCCACCCGCCGCGCTGCGCCTGTTATCCAGCGTCCCACCGCAGAAGACCTTGAAATCAAAGCACAGGCCGCCCAGAACGTCGAGATGTCAAAGATCATCGACGACAATGGCCGTCTGGACTTTTCCTCTCTCCGCGCTGCACAACCTGAGCCGCAGCCGGAACCCGTGCAGCAGCCCAAAGTATTTGAGCGCACCTTGCACGTCCGCTATACCGCCGAGCAGGGCCGTGAGCTGATCGAAGCTCTGAACAAAATCGGCCTTGAATACAAACTGATCTAACAGGAGGTCAATATTATGGGATTTTCCGTACCGGGCCAGAACACCCAGAACACCGCCCCGCGTAGCGCACCTGTGGCAACTTCCCGCGCTGGCAACTACGCAACCACGACGACCCGCCAGCAGGATGCAGCTCTTGCGCCTGCAATGCCGTCCGAGCCTGTCAAGTATGAAGCAGACGGGCAGGAGATCGAGCTTTCGCCGGAGCTTATCAAATCCTATCTGGTCAGCGGCGACGCCGATAAAGTCAACGATCAGGAAGTTATGATGTTCCTGAACCTCTGCCGCTACAACCACCTGAACCCGTGGCTGAAAGAGGTCTATCTTATCAAGTACGGCGATAAGCCCGCAACGATGGTTCCGGGCAAGGAATCTTTTATGAAGCGGGCCGAGCGCAACCAGCACTTTGCAGGCATTGAAAGCGGCATCGTCGTCCACAACTCCAACAATAACCAAATCGAGTACCGCGAGGGCAGCGCGGTCTATGAAGATTTTGGTGAAAAGCTGATCGGCGGCTGGGCCAAAGTCTACCGCACCGACCGTCAGTTCCCGAACTACTCTGAATGTGCCCTCTCTGAATACCTTGGCAAAAAGGGCAACGGCGAGGTCAACCAGCAGTGGAGCACCAAACCTGCGACCATGATTCGCAAAGTTGCAATGGTGCAAGCTCTCCGCGAAGCGTTCCCGACCGACCTTGGCGCGATGTATGCAGCAGAGGAGCAGGGCGTAGAGGAGCCGGACAGCCTGCCGCAGGGCAGCCAGACCGAGCCGACCTTTAACCGCCGCCCGCGCAAGCCGAAAGCCCCGGCGCGGCCCGACGTCGAAATCATCGACGCCACCCCAAACGATGAAGCCGACCCGCTGGCAGCTCTCGAAAACGCTGGCCCTGAAAGCAGCGATATGCAGGAAGGACAGGAAAAATGATCTGCACAAGTAAAACAGGCGTCCTTGTTTATGGTGAGCTTGCCAAAGAGCCGGAATTTAAGCGGCTCCAGAATGGCAGCTACCTAATGAAGCTGAACATCCGCTATGACAGCGAAAAGAACGAAGCAGGGAAGTGGCTTGGAAAATTCATTGACGTCAATATCTGGCGCGTGGACGTTGACCTCTGGGATGATATGCTCCACAAGGGCGATAATGTCATTGCCAGCGGCAAAAAGGTCGAGCCGCACGAATACAACGGCAAAACCTATTACCAGCTCGACGCCGAGGACGTCACCCCATCCGGCAAAACACAACTGCGCTGGCTGCAACAGGCTATCAACGCCGTTTGGAGCGCAGGCCCCACACCGGCAGAGCAGCCACCGGCAGCCACTGAACCGCCCCAGCCGGAACCGCAGCAGCAGGCCGCCCCGCCCGCGCCCCGCGCTGCTGCACCTGCACAACCCGCCCAGCAGCCCGAAAGCACCCAGCCTGCCCGCCAGTACACCGAGGACGAAATGCGAATCATCGAGGGCGACGACGATGATCTGCCGTTCTAAGGAGGGCGCACGATGGCAACATACAGACAGATATACATATCCTTTTGGAGCGACACGAAAGTCTGTGATGACTTTTCGCCGGAGGACAAGTATTTCTACATCTACCTGCTGACCAACCCTCACACCAATATCTGCGGATGCTACGAGATCAGCTCCAGCCAAATGGCGCAGGAGCTTGGCTACAACGAAGAATCGGTCAAAAAGCTGCTGCGCCGCATGGAGCAGACGCATGATGTCATCCGCTACAACTGGCAGAAAAAAGAACTCCTGATCCTGAACTGGCACAAGTACAACTGGACGAAAAGCCCGAAAATGGTTTCGGCCGTCCGCGCCGTGGCCCAGTACATCAAGACCGACGAATACCGGGCCTATATCCTGTCCACGCTCGAACGCACCATCAACGGCCAGAAAGAACCCGCCCCGCAGCCTGCGGCGGCGGGCACTCTTTCCCCGGCGATCCCTGCACAGCCCGCAGCCATCACCGCCCACCAGAAGACGGACGAAGAAGAAACCATGAGCCGCATGGTAGCATCTTACGAGCAGAACATCGGCCCGATCAAACGCGCTGTATTCGACGCTATGCGGACGTGGTGGCTGTCAAAGGGCGTCGAGCCTGACATGATCTGCGCCGCTATGGATGAAGCCGCCATGCAGAACGCCCCGAACTGGACATACGCCGAGGGCATCTTGCGCCGCTGTCTTTCCGCAGGTATCACCACGCTGGCCGGATTCCGGGCAGATCAAAAGCACTTCCAGAGCAAACGAAAAGGAGGTACGCCCGCCGCGCCCGCTGACCAACAGGAAGAACCCAGCCTGTACGCGGCGTTTGGCATGAACTGATATGAGCATCGAATCCGCATTGAACCAGGTCGTGCAGCAGGCGCAGGCCGCCCAGAGCGTCGCCCCGGACGACTACAAAGACCCCAAAACTGGGCTTTTGATGTGCGGCAAGTGCCATACCCCGAAGCAGTACCATTTCCACAACGCCGCCTTTGATCTGGGCCTTGTCCCGGTGATGTGCGACTGCCAACGGGCAGCCCACGACGCCGAACAGCAGAAACGCCGGGAATCCGAGCGGGAAATGCTCACAGCACGGCGCAAAGCGGCCTGTTTTGGAGCCAACGACCGAAAGGCAGCATACACCTTTGACACCGACGACCGCGCAAACACAGCGGCCACCAACGCGGCGCAGGGCTATGTCCGACACTTCACCGAAATGCGGGAAAAGGGACGCGGCCTGTTTTTCATCGGGCCGTGCGGCACTGGCAAAACCTTTTTGGCCTGCTGCATCGCAAACGCTCTGCTGGATAAAGGCTACACCGTCAAGGTGTCCACCTTTGCCGACATCGCCAATCGCCTGCAAGGGACGTTCGACAAAGAATCCATCTACGACGACCTGAACGCCGTTGACCTGCTGATTCTGGACGACCTCAACGCCGAGCGCGACACCTCTTTCATGCAGGAGATCGTGTTCACGGTCATTGACAACCGCTGCGCCGCTCAAAAGCCCCTGATCGTCACGTCCAACATCACACCGTCCGAATTTGCAAACCCCGACACCATCGAACGCCGCCGCGTTTTCAGCCGCCTGCAAGAAGTCTGCATTCCGGTGGAAGTCAACGGCAAAGACCGCCGCCGCGAAGCCATGATGAAAAGCTGCCGCGACGATCTCGCTTTCCTCAACACATAAAGGAGAATCCGTATGAAGTACGATATTGAACTCCGCATATTCAGCAAGGAAGACCGCCGCACCATCGCGGCCATCCTGTCAGACAACGGCTATGACGTCGGCCAGCACACCAAAAAGGCCGGCAAAACTGGCCGTTCGACCGTCTATTGCATCCACGCAACGGACACGAAAAAGGAGGACACCCCCAATGAAGTATAAGCCCCTGACCGCCACGGTTGACGCCTACCAGCTCACCAAAGACTACGCCACCGATTCCCCGAAATGGGTGCGTGACCGCATCGGCACCCGCCTGTTCGAGAATACCACCATCCGGGACGGCGCAGTCCGCTTTGATGGTCTGACGTCCATCATCCAGAACCGCAAGCTGCGCGAACGCATGACCGCCCGCCCCGGCGACTACCTCGTTCGGATGCAGGACGGCAACGTGGCAGTCTACACGAAGCGCAACTTTGAAGCCCTCTACGCCCCGGCAGAGGGACAGCAGGCATGATTATTGCTTTCGCTGTCCCCGGAGAGCCGAAAGGCAAGGCCCGCCCACGCACCGTCCAAATCGCGGGCCATGCCAGCACCTACACCCCAAAGGAAACGGTCATGTATGAAAATCTGGTGCGGCTCTATTACCAGCAGACCGCCAGAGGATTGCGGCTTTCCGGCCCCATACAGGCCGAAATCGTCAGCTATTCATCCGTCCCGAAATCCACCTCAAAAAAGAAAAGAGCCTTGATGCTTGACATCAAGACCCTTTGCCAGAAGAAGCCAGACGTTGATAATCTGGCGAAAATCGTTTTGGACTCTCTGAATAAAATCGCCTACGACGACGATGCGCAGGTCTGCCGCCTGCTGGTCGAAAAGCGATACGGGGAGACCCCTCAAGTACTTGTCAGATTGAGCGAGCTGGAACCATGAAGATTTTATACTACATCTTAGCATTTGCCATGGGCTATTTTTTCCGCAAATACGGGCAAGCCCACAAAAAACACGACGAGCTGGACAGCCATGCAGAAGAGCTTATCCGGCGCGAACAGGAAGCCGAAACTTTCGGCGATCTTTGAAAGGAGCATCACAATGGCCATCACCAACTATGAAGAAATGTCCATCACGTCCCCGGCCTTTAACACAGTCCGCGAAGCCTTTGACGTGGCCTTGCAGCGGCTTTTGAAGAAGATGGAGAAGTCCAAAATGGACGAGGGCCAGATTGCCCTGAACATCACCGTCACCAACGAGGACGTCTTTACCGATGGCGATGCAGAGCTGGGCGACACCGACGGCCCGGAGAAAAAGCCTGTCCTGAAATACAAGATCACGACCACCGTGCCCATAAAGGACACCGACGACGGCAAGGCCGATACCGGCATGGCCCTTGTCTGGGACAAAGACCTTGGCCGCTATGTGCTGGTCTATATGCAGACCAACCAGACCTCTATGTACGACAACCCGCCCGCAGGCGGCCCCCAGCAGACCACCATGAACCCCGCGCAGCAGATCGGGCAGGGGAGCGGCGCACTGATCGACATCCGCGCTTTCAGGCCGGACGACGACGGCGACGACGAATAACCCCCATCGGGCAGCTTTTGGGCATAAAAAGAGCCGCCCACCCTCAAACCTCAAATGGCCTAAGAATGAACGGCGCCGGACAACCGTTATTATACCATTTGAGCGGAGGAAATGCAAGTGCAGCAGTCAGCGAAAGATCGGCTTTCCGAATACCTGCCGATGGCAATGGAAAATAAAAATCGGCTTGCCCGCTTGAATGATATGCGGGACGCCGCCGGGGGCCTGACAGGTATACCCGAAAGCGACGGCAGCGCACACACGGCCGGGAACAGTCATAAGATGGAAGCCGCGGTCGAACGCTACCTCGAATACGAAAAGAAGATTCAGCCGCTTTTGAAAGCCAACGCCGACAAGATGGCCAAGCTGGAAAGCATGGTCGATTCCATCCCCGACGGCTTACAGCGCGAAGTCCTGCGCCTGCGGTACATGGACGCCGAAAGTGAGGACACCTGCCGGCCGAAAAAATGGAACGCCGTTGCCCTCACGCTTTACGGCAGCGACGACCGAAAATACATCGAAGCTGTCCACCGCATCCACAAAAAAGCCATTTTGACCCTAGAAAACACAGAAAATGTACCATAAATGAGTGTAAATGAGTATAAATGAGGTAGATTGCGCATACAAATCTGTGATACTATCACAATGCGAAAAGCGAAAGGGAGCTTCCGACACTCCCAGACGCCGGATGCAAAGAGAATAGCGCACTCATTCTTTTCTCTGCCCTACCACCTGACCGCAGCAGCGGCCGGGTGGTTCTTTTTTGCGCAGAAATCGGGATGGGCCAGCGCAAAAGGGCAAAATAAACCTGAAAGGAGGAAAGAACTGTGTACTACATCATTTGCAAACTGGACGTTCCCGGCTTCCATAACTGGCCGGACGCCCCGGCGGGCCTTGAATACCTGCGCAGCATCCACCGCCATGTGTTCAATATTACCGCCAGGATTCCCGTTACCCACGACAACCGCGATCTGGAAATCATCCAGACACAGAACCGCATCCACCATTTTCTGTCCGACCGTTTCGGCGACGAAAACGGCCACATGATGCTTGGCTCCATGTCCTGCGAAATGCTGGCGAAGCTGATCGCTGATACTTTCGGCTGCACCGAAGTCACCGTGCAGGAAGATGGGCAGGGAGGTGGCGTCTATGTTAGGGAGTAACGTCAAAGTTCATTTTGCCGGAAGCGATGGCAGCAAGGAAAACTTTTGCGCCCTTGTTGCGGCAGATACCCGCTACCGCCTGTACAGCTGCTATAACTACATCGTCAACAAGAAGCCCGACGATGATTTCAGGCTGCCGGAAGATGATATTATTCTGGAACAGCAGAAGCAGCAGAAACACGTCATTCAGGATTCGGGCCTGTTCACCCTGATGTTTGGTGCCAGCAAGGGCCAGCAGCAGACCATCTCGACCCTGACCGAATGGCAGGACAAGCTCATTGCCTTTGTCAAGCAGAACAACATCACCGCATCCTGCGTCGAGATCGACTGTCAGAAAGTCCTTGGCCCGGAAGAAGCGTGGTATTTCCGTCAGCGCATGAGAGATCTTCTGCCCGAAAACAAGCAGATCAACGTCTTTCATTTTGAGGACGGATTGAAAGGCCTTGACCGCCTGATCGAATTTGCCGATTACATCGCCGTCAGCGTCCCGGAATGGCGCATTGTAAAGCCCGCAACCCACAAGCAGGATATACGCTACATCACCCACTACATCAAAAACAAGAAGCCGGAGATCGACATCCATTTGCTTGGCTGCACCGACTTCAAAATCATCCGCGAGAACAATTTCTGCACATCGGCCGATAGCACGAGCTGGCTGTCCGGCGTGAAGTACGGATATTTCAACGATGGCATCAAAAAAGAACACATCCGCAATTTTAAGCGCAGCCTGTACAACGAGCGCGAAGCACAGGTAAAGGCTATGATGCTGGCCCGTGGCATCGAGCCAACAGGCAAAAAGCTGGTATATACCACAAACGCCAGCCTTTGCGCGACCATCTGCAAAGACCTGTATGCCCGCACCTGCGGCCCGCAGGACTGAACCAAAAGGAGAAGCACAATGAAAAAAAACGACAAGAACTATTCCATCCTGCTGACCCTGTTCGTGATCTCCATCGTCATTGCGAACGTCGTCGGCAGCCGCACCATTACCACCGGCATCCACCTTGGCCCCATCACCCTGTCCACATCCGGCGGCGCGATCACCTACGCTGTCACGTTCCTGTGTACCGACATCGTCGGCGAAATCTGGGGCCGCAAGAAAGCGCAGAGCATGGTTTTCTTTGGCTTTGTAGGCCAGATTTTCGCAACCATCGCAATTATCCTTACAGGCTGGTGCAGAGCAGTAGACCCTGTTATTGATGGCGCATACCAGACGCTTTTAGGCCAGAACTGGGTTTTCGTCATCGGCAGCCTGTGCGCCTACTACGCATCCCAGAGCTGGGACGTCTTTGTGTTCCACAAAATCCGCGATGCCTACATCCGCAAGCACGGCGACGTCAAGGGCGGTCGCTGGATTTGGAACAACGGCTCCACCTGCACAAGCCAGATCATCGACACCGCCATTTACGCCTTTATCAGTTTTGGTCTGGGCCTTGGCTGGGCATTTACCCCGGAGGGCCGCATGAACCTTATCGGCATGATGATCGGTCAGTATCTGCTTAAAGCCTGCCTTGCTCTGGCAGATACGCCGTTCTTCTATTTCTTCACCCGCCGGGAGGTAACAGAACATGGCAATGAATATCAGGAGAATGCAGCTTGCCGATCTTAACCCGGCAGACTACAACCCCCGCAAAGACTTACAGCCGGACGACCCCGCATACCTGAAGATCAAACAGAGCCTTGAAACCTTTGGCATGGTCGAGCCTATCATCTGGAACGAAAGAACCGGGCACATCGTGGGCGGCCACCAGAGAATCAAGGCCCTGCGCGATATGGGCGAAGCCGAAACCGACGTTGTCGTCATAAACGAACCCCTCAAAGAGGAAAAGAAGCTGAACGTCATCCTCAACCGCGCCAAAGGCCGCTGGGATAATGAAAAGCTGGCCCCCTTGATGCAGGAGCTTTCCGAACGCGGCGACGTTTCCATCACAGGCTTTGAGGACTACGAGCTGCAAGGACTGATCGACCAGTACCAAAACCGTCTGGCCGACATCCTCGATTATTCACCGCCTGAACCGCAGCCGGACAACGAGCAGGAAGAAGAAACCCCTGCCGACGCCACATTCTCAATGATCTTTTCCATCCCGGCACAGTACAAGGACGCCGTGGACGCATACCTCGAACAGGACGACGCCCGCGAAACCCTCGCCGCTGCCATCATGGAAAAAATCAGAGGGGAGGACTAACGCATGGAATTTGAAGTAAAGCGCATCGCGGACATGAACCGCGCCGCCTATAACCCCCGCGTCGATCTCCGACCCGAAGATGAAGAATATCAGGCCATCGAGCGCAGCTTGAAGCGTCACGGTCTGGTACAGCCTATCGTTTGGAACCGCCGCACCAATACCGTTGTTTCCGGCCACCAGCGTTTGACCGTCCTTGAAGCGCAGGGCGAAACCGAAGTCACCGTTTCCGTCGTCGATCTGGACGACATCCAGGAAAAAGAGCTGAACGTCGCCCTGAACAAAATCACCGGCGAATGGGACGACGATAAACTTTCCGTCATCCTCAACGAGCTGGGCGAAGAAGCGATCGACACTGGTTTCACACTCCCGGAAATCGACGTTTTGAGGGATGAACTCAAATCCTACTTTGACGACGTGACCGCACCCGACGAAGAAGAACCCACCGAGGAGCCGGAAGAATCTTTCCTGCTTAGCCTGACCTTTGATGCAGCCGACGAAAAGCCCCTGAAAGCCTACATCAAGGAGCACAGCGAAGATGCTGTCGTGAGGATCATCGTCGATACCGTCACCGCGTCGGCATGACCGGGCTGTTTCTCCCTGCATGACCCTGTAAGGAGAATGCCATGGAAAAACAGGTCAAAACAAAGGTCTGGGAGCAGCAGCCGAAAGAGAGTGACCCGGCCTATGCTGCGTTCTCCATCTACCGGGACATGGGCAAAAACCGCACCGTCGCGGCGGTGGTAAGGGAGTGCGGCAAGAATCGGAGCTTAATCGACCGCTGGCACAAGGGCCACAACTGGGCCGCCCGCTGTCGGGCCTACGATAACAGCATCGACGAAGAAGCCCGCAAAAAGGCCGCCGTAGAAGCGGCCAACATCCGCAAAACGCACCTGCAAATAGCTGCCCAGCTCCAACTAAAGGCACTGAACGCACTGAACCTGTTGGCCCCGGAGGATATGACGCCCCGCGACATCAAGGAAATGCTGAAGCTGGCCCTTGAAGTCGAAAACAACCTCGTACTGGAAAAGGCCCCGCAGGAGGACGCCACAACCGCACCCACCCTGATGCAGACCATCGAAGAAGCCTATCAGCGCAGAATGGACGGTGAAACCCCACATGACGAGTGACGCTGTTCTGTTCTACGCTGACCACCCGGTCGAGTTTGTCGAGGACGTCATAGGAGCAAAGCCGGACACGGAGCAGGCCAAAATCCTGCGAAGTCTGGCCGCCAACCCCATGACCGCCGTTCGGTCTGGACACGGCATCGGCAAGAGCGCGGTGCAGGCGTGGGCGATTATCTGGTTTATCTGCACCCGGCCCTATCCGAAAATCCCCTGCACAGCCCCCACACAGCACCAGCTGTATGACATCCTCTGGGCCGAGGTGTCAAAATGGCTGCGCAGCAACCCCGCATTGCAGCGGGAGATCATCTGGACACAGGAGCGCGTCTACATGGCCGGGGCAAAAGAAGAATGGTTTGCCGTTGCCCGAACGTCAAACACCCCGGACGCCCTGCAAGGCTTCCACTCCGAAAGCCTGCTGTTCATCATCGACGAAGCATCCGGCGTGGACGACAAGGTCTTTGAGCCTGTATTGGGCGCACTGTCCACAGAGGGAGCGCGGCTGCTGATGTGCGGAAACCCCACACAGCTGCAAGGCTTTTTCTATGATGCGTTCCATAAGAACCGGGCCGAATATCACACCATCCACGTTGACGACCGAAACAGCCCCCGCGTGTCGCAGGAGTATATAGACCGCATCCGCACCATGTACGGCGAGGACTCCGACGTTTTCCGCGTCCGCGTCGCCGGGGATTTTCCGAAGTCTGAAAAGGACGTCTTTATCCCGCTGTCGATGGTCGAGAAGTCCATCAACACCGACTGGAAAGAGCCGGAAAAGCCGCTATCCGTGCATATCGGCTGCGATGTCGCCCGATTCGGCGATGATAAAACCGTCATCGGCTACAAGATCGACGAGAAGATCTATTTCCACCAGAAGATACAGGGACAGGACACCGTGCGAACCGCGCATGAAATAGCCCTGCTGGGATGCAGGCTTGTTGACAAATACCACCTCGAAACCGCTATCCCGGTCAAAATCGACGACGGCGGCGTCGGCGGTGGCGTGACCGACAACCTGCGCCAGATAAAACGCTCTGACCCCGACCGTTTCTGGTGGCTCTCCATCGTCCCGGTGAAATTCGGCCAGATCATCAAACACAAATACTATCACGACACGACCACCTACATGATGGCCGTTGTTAAAAAGCTACTCCAAACCATTGACGACGACGGCAACGAAAAGCCTGTCGAACTTATCCTGCCCGACGATGCAGACTTGGCTGCGCAGCTCTCCACCCGCAAATACGGCATCACGGAGAAAAGCAAGGTCAAAATCGAAAGCAAAAAGGACGTCAAGGCCAGAGGTCAGCCGTCCCCGGATGAAGCTGACTGCGTCCTGCTTTTGTGCCTGCCCGTCAAGCCCTCAAAGGCCCACCCGCCAAAGGGCACAGGAAGAAAGGAGTAAACCCCATTGTCAACGAAAAAGAACCCCCGGCCCATGCAGGCCCGCATCATCAAGGGCAAGAACTACACGCCACCCTTGCAGCCCATCAAAAAGGCCGACACCACGACGCAGGTCACGGAGCAGGAAGCCTTTAACGCGGGCGACTGGATTGAGCCGCCCTATGAGCTGGCTGGCTTGCATGATCTTGTCCGGGAATCGACCATCCTGCCGCAGTGCATCCGCGCCTACAAAGACAACATTGCAGGCTTTGGCATCGGCGTCCGCTATGCTGAGGACGTCAAAGAGAGCGATGAAGCCAATGTGGAATATAATCGCATGGCCCAGATCATCGAGCTGCTGAACACCGAGCAGGACACAAAGGAAGTCTTTGAAGACCTCATTGAAGCCCGCGAAACCTACGGCGTGGCCTACCTCGAAGTTATCCGCAATCTGGATGGGGAAGTGCAGCAGATCGAATTTTTGCATGATACGCCATCCATCCGAATGACCGTCCCACTGGAGCCGCGCATCGAAACCACCTATTTCAACCACGGCGAAGCTGTGCAGCGCAAGAAGAAGTTCCGCAAGTTCCGGCAGCAAGTCGGCGGCAAGACCGTCTATTTCAAAGAGTTCGGCGACCCGCGCCGCATGGACTGGCGCGATGGCCGTTACCTCGAAGATGGCGAAGCCCTCGACCTTTCCTATGAAGCGAACGAGATCCTGGACTTCTCTATCGGCATCCAGCCCTACGGCGAAGTGCGCTGGATAGGGCAGGTCTTGGGCGTCGATGGTAGCCGCCGCGCCGAACGGCTCAATAATAACTACTTCATCAACGGCCGGCATACGCCCCTGATGATTATGATTCAGGGTGGCACACTGACCAACGAGAGCTATGACAAGCTCACGAAGTACATGGACGACATCAAGGGCGAAGCAGGGCAACACGCCTTTATTGTCCTTGAAACCGAATCCACCGACAGCAAGACCGACTTTGACGAAACCGAGAAGCCGAAAATTGAGGTCAAGGATTTGGCGTCCATCCTGCAAAAAGATGAACTGTTCCAGTCCTACATGGACAACAACCGCAAAAAGGTACAGTCGTCTTTCCTGCTGCCTGACCTGTACACCGGGTACACGACCGACTTCAACCGTGCCACCGCGCAGACCGCGCAGGAGGTCACGGAGAAGCAGGTTTTCCAGCCGGAGCGCAAGAGCCTTGCATGGGCCATCAATAACCGGCTACTGAACGCCTACGGCTTTAAGTATGTCGAAGCCTATTTCTTGGAGCCGAACATCTCCAACCCGGACGACATCACGAAGCTGCTGACCGCCGCAACAGCCGCAGGCGGCGTCACCCCCAACAAGGCGAAAGAGATCCTCTACAAGTATCTTGGCGAGGATTCCGACGACTACGACGAAGAGTGGGGCAACGTCCCGCTGTCCATCACCAACAGCCCCAGCAGCGGCGGCTTTGACCTTGGCGCACTCACGATGGCCCTTGATGGCAAAATCCAGAAAGCGGCCAGCCGCCCGGAGGACGCGCAGGTCTACGCCGTGATGAAAGAAGTTCGGAAGCTGCTGGTCGATCTCAAACAGCAGCAGGAGGGCGAACAGTGAAGCAGCGTCTTGTTATCCGTCCGTGCTACTGCGACCGCATAACAAAGGCCATTGACGCCTATATCCGCAAGGCCGACAACGACCTGTCGAAGCAGCTGGGAAAGGAAGGCTATGCGAAACCAAAGAAAACGCTCCAATACGCGCAAGATATTGAGGACGACGTGGCCGACATACTCACCGAGGAAACGGACTACTTTGTGCGAGAAGCTAAAGCGGCTGGCAGTCTGGATGAGTTTGAAAAGAAGCTCCCGGCTGTAACCGCTGCCACCCCTGCAACCGCCAAATTGAGCAAAGCCTTTGCCGCCCGCCTGTCGAAGTTCCTGCCCGAATACGCGGCCTACTACCTGAAGCAGACCGACAAGAGCCTGAAACTTGACCGGGTATCAAAGCGCACGACCGCATGGATTGAAAGCTGGAGCGACGAGCTGGCCGACCTTATGAGGACGACCAGCAAAGACCAACTGGAAGCCATGCTCAAAAAGGAAATCAACAACGGCGGCAACATCTCCCAGTTTTGCGTTGACCTCATAAACTCCGGCATGGAAAAAGAGGGCAAGGGCGAATACTGGACATCCCACTACCGCGCCCGCCGGGTGGCGGTCACTGAAATTCTGGGAGCGCACAGCGTCGCCCAGCAGGAAGCCTTTATGCAGTCCCCGGCCGTTGAAAGCAAAGGCTGGCTGCACACCGGCAACTACCGCAACGAACCCCGGCAAAATCATATCGACATGGACGGTCAAATCGTCGCCAAAGACCAGCCCTTTGAGCTGATCGGGGCCGACGGTATCGTCTACCATCCCATGTACCCGCGTGACGTTATCCTGCCCGCAGGCGAACGCATCAACTGCCACTGCATCCAGCAGCCTATTGTTTCGGAGGACATTCTGGGCCTGCCCTTGGAAGAGCGGAAAAAGCTCCAACAGCAGGCTATTGATGACATGGACGACGAATGGGAAGCCGAGCTGGACGCACGAAATAAGGCGAAAGCCGGAATTGAGGATGAATAACATGATCGTAACCATTGATGAAGCCCGCGTAGGTCATCCCAGTATCAAGCTGGACAGCATGGAGCTTTCCGGCATGATCAGGTCTTACACCCTGCACCATGCTGTCGATGAAGTCCCCACGTTGGAGCTGGAACTTTTACCTGGCACCGATCTGGCCGAGGTCAAGGCCATTCTGGACAACCCGAATGTGACCATCATCCCGCCCGCCGCAATGTCGGACGAAGCAACCGAACCCCCGGCTGAACCCAATACCTGATAAAGAGCAGCGGCAACGCTGCTTTTTATATTGCCCGAAAACAGGAAAAGGAGGTGAGCACATGGCAAAACCTGTAAACAAGGCAAAAGAAATCACAGACGCGCGAATCTCTTTCGTGTCCCTTGTCGATAAGGCCGCCAACAAGCGGCCTTTTCTTATCGTCAAAAACGAGGACGGCAAGGCGGCCTTTACCACCTATGGCAGAATCATCAAGTCCGACGACAACCGCCATTTTGTGACTGGCATCGTCTACGAACCTATGACCGAGGACGCCCACGGCAACTATATGACCGCCGACGAAATCGCAAAGGCAGCCTTTTGGTTTGCCAAAAACGGCAACAAGGTCGATTTACAGCACAACTTTGTGTCCGAAGAGGGAACCGCCGTCGTCGAAAGCTGGATTGCAAAATCCGACTGCGACATCGGCGGCGAAACCGTCAAAGAGGGCACTTGGCTGATGACCGTAGAAATCAATGACGACAGCCTTTGGCAGTCCATCCAGAACGGCGAAATCACCGGGCTTTCGATGGGCGGCCTTGGCGTATACGCACAGGAGGACACCGATTTGAGTAGCGCATCTGTAACCAAAGCACAGGGCCGCGTCGAAAAGGGCGCGGTCACTGACAATTTCAAGCAGTCGAACACGAGCAGCAGCTTTTGGAACGCCTTTGACGCTCTGCGCAGTGCCCTGTACAGCTACAACAGCTACACCGGGGCCTACACCTACCAGACCGACGAAGACACCATCAAGGCCGCGCTGGAAGAGTTCGGCACGATTATCACCAACCTGCTGACCGATGCAAGCAGCGAAAAGCCCCTGACCAAATCCCTGTTCGAGTGCAAGCCCACCCCGGAGCTGGGCCGCATCGAAAAGGCCGGCCGCAGCCTGAGCGCAAAGAACCGGGAAGCCTTGCAGGGCTTGTATGACAGTCTGGGCACGTTCCTTGCATCTGTTGACGCAGACCCCGACAAGGACAAGCCCGGCGGCGAAACTGGCACCGAGGAAGATACCACCGACGGCCAGAAGGACGACAAGGGCAGCAGCAAGGACGAGGGCAAGAATCAGGCGACGGACGATAACAAAAAGACCGCTGCCGATAACGATTCTGCCGCGTCCACTAACAAAACCGACGACCCCGACAACAAAAAGCCGGGCGACGATACATCCACCAAGACCACCAAAAACAAGGAGGGCAAAACCATGACCAAGAGCGAAGCCGAGAAGCTGGTGCAGGACGCCGTAGCAAAGGCACTGGGCCAGCAGCAGACCGAGCAGCAGGCCCCGGCCGCCGTCGCAAAGGCAGCGGACGAGGAAATCACCCCGGACTTTGTCCAGAACGCCGTTGATGCAGCCATCAAAAAGGCACTGGGCCAGCAGGAGCCGGAACAGAAGCAGGAGCAGCAGCTCACCAAAGCCGACCTGTCCGACCTGATCGACGGCATCGTCGCAAAGTCCGTCAGCGCAGTGCTGAACAGCCGCGCCAACCCCACCAACCTGAACGGTGCATCCGGCACTGTCCAGAAGTCCGCCGCGCAGGATGAATGCTACCTGCACGGCATCCTGTAAGTGAAAAAGGAGGACACCAATATGCCGCGTTCCATTGAAGACATCATCCGCAACGCCATCAACACCGGTGACTTTACCCCCAGCGCAGGCGCGGGCATCCTGTCCAGTGAGCAGGCCCGCAAGTTCATTCAGCAGACCTTTGAAGCCACCACGCTGGGCGGCCTTGTTCGTCACGAAATGCGCACCGCACGTTCCGGCGAGATCGACAAGATCGGCATTGCATCCCGCCTGCTGCGTGAGAAGACCGAGGACACCGACGACGGCTACCGCGCAGGCGTGAACACCACCTCGATCAAGTACGCCTGCACCCCTGTTCGTCTGCCTTGGGAAATCACCGAGGAAACTCTGCGCGAGAACATCGAGGGCCAGAACCTTGAGAACATCATCACCAACATGATGACCACCCAGACCGGCATTGACGCGCTCGACCTGTACCTGAACGGCGACGAGAAGTTCGCAAAGGTCAAGACTTTCAGCGCGTCCACCGCCTACCAGAAAGGCGACCTCGTTTCCAACGACGGCAAGGTCTACGAGTTCACCGCAGCCCACAGCGCAGGCGCATGGACTGGCACTGATGCCGTGGCCCTTGGCACTACCGGCGACGCCGACTTCCTGAAAGTCAATGACGGCTGGATTAAGCAGCTGCGTGAGGGCGCACACGTCGTGGACGCCACCGCGAACAACTCCATGACGCTGGATATGTTCTACAACTCCCTGCACGCCATGCCGAACAAGTACAACAACGGCAAGCTGCGCTGGCTGATGTCCCCCCATCGTGCGCAGGAGTGGGAGCTGCACCTGCTGAACCAGATCATCGACAAGGGCGGCGCGGTGCCTGATTCCATCTACAACAGCCCCGCAAAGGTGCCTGTCGTCGAGTGCCCGTCCCTGCCTGATGACAAGATCATTCTGACCGACCCGAAGAACCTTATTGTCGTCAACACCTACGGCATGAAGATCAGAAAGACCGTGGAGGGCAAGGAAGCCATTATGAAGGACAAGCGTTTCTATGTTGTCCACTTTGACTTTGATCCCATCATCGAGGAGCTGGACGCGGCCGCCATCATCACCAACATTAAGTGATCTGGCCCCGCTGATACGAAAGGCAGGAGAACAGAATGACGTACCACCTCAGACTGAAAAACGCTATGTCCTACACTGGCGTGGTCAATGCCACGCGGGAGGAACCCGATGTTTTTACCGCAGATGAAGCCATCAAAGCCGCCGCCCTGCGCAGCGGCTACTTTGATCTGGTCGATGTTCTGGCCGAACAGGACACGGCCGCCCCCGCTGACGCCGACACCATCCCGCTGACCCCGGCAGGGGAGCAGGCCGACGATGGCAGCACCCCGGCCACCCTTGACCGGGCCTACCTCGAAAGCCTGTCCTTTGCCGAGCTGAAGCGTCTGGCAAATGACATGGACGTCCAGGTCACGAAGACCACGAAAAAGGCCGAGCTGATCGACACGCTGGCCGCTGAGACCGTCACCGTCCCGGCAGAAGCCGACGACACCGAGCCGGATTTTGGGGAGGTCTGACCCATGCCCGCACGTCCTTGGATAACCCCGGAGCAGGTGCGTGAATACTCCGAAACGCCGGAAGTCGTCGCACGGACGGACACAAAGCTGACCGTGGACATCTCCCGCGCTGAACAGTACATCCTGACCTACACCCACAACAAAGGGCTGCTGGACATGGACGAGCTGCCGGAGGGCGTCAAGACCGCCTGCATCCTGCTGGCCGAAGCCTACGCCCACAATGCCGCGCTGACGTCCTCTAAAACGCTGAAATCCGAAACCTTTGACGATTACAGCTATTCGGCCGATCATTCGGACATCGAAGTCCGCAACCTCGATCTGGCCGCCCTGCTGGACGACTACGTCGTGGCAGCAGCCAACGGCACAGTCACCATGCGTATGCGGCGGCTGTAAGGGGGCACAACATGGCATTTGAACAATTTCTCAACGACCTGTGCGACATCTACCATGTGCAGAAAGACACAGGCTCCCCCGGCTATGGCCTGAACAAACAGCCGACCTTTTCCTACCCGGCAGAGCCGGACGTCCCCGGCATCGCCTGTCATTTCGGCGTCAAGAGCGAAAGCACATCCATCAACCAGACCGCCCCGGTCAACGTCAAGGAATCCCGCATCAAGCTGACCCTGCCCACCGGGACGGACGTGCGCCTGAACGATAAGATCATCGACAAGAAGAACGGCTATGAGTACATCGCGGAAATCCCGCACGACGTCCACGGCCACCACATTTTTGTCTATGTCACCGCAAAGGGCCAGCAGAGGTATTTGTGATGGCGACCGTCAACGTGGACGTTTCCGAATTTCGCGCCTTTTTCCAGAAGATGGGCAAAGCCGCATCCGGGGATTTTAAGCGCGAAATGGAGCTTTTCTTGGAGGGCCTTGGCAACGAGTTCTTGCGCATCCTGCAAGACGAAATTGTCCGGCGAAAGGTCATGGACACACGCCAACTGCTGGCGTCCTTTGAGAAAGGGGAGCAGGGTAACGTCTGGGAGCTTTCCGACGGCGACCTGACGCTTGAAGTCGGCACAAACGTCGATTATGCGTCCTACGTCAACGACGGCCACTGGACGAACCCCAAAGGCGTACAGTACCGCTTTGTCCCCGGCTACTGGCTGGACGATGGCCGCTTCATTTACGACCCATCCGCAGAGGGCGGCATGGTGCTGAAACAGCACTGGGTCGAGGGCAAGCACTACTGGGAAAGCGCGTTGCACATCCTCGACAAGATGATGCCCGACCTGCTGGACGCAAAGCTCCAAACTTGGCTTGATGAATATTTCGAGTAATCGACTTTCCAGCACCGGGAAGTCGATTTCATTTTGCCATCATGCCAGTTTTGGGGCCATCTGACCGAACGAAACCCACAAAAAAGGAGAACTCATGCTGGAACAGGACTTAGCCAGCATCATGCGTTTTCTGACCGAAAAGAGCGGCAGCCCCGCGCCGTACTACAACAACGTGCCTGAACAGTTCCGCATCCCGGCGGTCTACTTTCCCCGGCCGGAGATCGGCAGCAGCGGCGACACGCTGAACACCTACGCGCTGAATTTTTCCCTTTTCGTCAAATTCTTTCACCGCACGAAAGAGGACGCATACGAGCTTGGCTACACAGCCCTGAACGCCCTGCTGGAACGTCGCAACAGAATCCCGCTGATCGACGAATCCGGCAAGCCGACAGGGAAGTATATCCGCATCCGCGACCCCACCCTGCGGGCCGTGGACGAAAGCGCGGTACAGCTGCAAATCGACTGGACAGCCCGAAAGCCGTTTGCAGTCGAACCCGAAACCCTGATGCAGACCTATGAAATCAAGGACTGGCACGAGCCGGACATCTACGTCACCCGGCGTATTGAAACGGCTTTCGGCGCAGCGGTCAAGAGCTGCACTGTCAGCTACCCGCACCCCGATTTCACAGGCCAGCATCCGAAATGATACAGGAGGCTTTATATGGCAACCAAAGCAACCTCTGAGCAGGCAGCGGTGAAGTTCCCGCTGGAATCCCTGCGTAAGAACTGCCGCGCAGTCTTTAGCGTTTCTGCCTGCACCTTTGCAGGCGCGACCGCCGACCTGCCCGACGGTGAGTACACCAAAGAAGACGTGCAGGCCCGCATCGACGAGTGGGCCGCAAAGGAGGTCAAATAATGGCAGGTGGCAAGTTTGACAAGCTGGCCGGTAAGACCCGGCCCGGTACTTACATCAATTTTCAGAGTGAGCGCACCGATACCGTCGGCACCAGTGAGCGCGGTACTACCATCATCCCGCTGATGAAGCCCGCCTACGGCCCTGCTGGCTCCTACATCGAGCTGACCAACGCTGGCCCGGATACAGCCTATGACAAGCTGGGCTTTAGCGTCTACGACAGCGACGCCAACCGCCAGATGCTGCTGATCCGCGAAGCGTTCAAGAACGCAAGCAAGGTGCTGGTCTACATCGTCAAGGAGGGCACGAAAGCCAGCGCAAAGAACGCATCCGCGCCCACCCTGACCGCCACCGCCAAATATGGCGGCACTCGCGGCAACTCTCTGACCGTCAACGTCACCGCCAACCCGGTGGCAGGTTTTGACGTCACCGTCAGTCTGGCAGGCAACACCGTCGCGTTCTACGAGGGCCTGTCCACCGTGGCCGACCTGATCGATCAGAACTGCGAGTACGTCACCTTTACCGGCACTGGCGCACTGGCAGCCGTCGCCGCGATGAACCTCACCGGCGGCACGGACGCCACCCCGCAGAACTCCGACGTCACCGCATTTCTGGACACGCTGGAGGGCGTCAAGTTCAACACCGTCGCCATTCCCACCACCGACAGCAGCTTGCAGGCGGCCATCAAGACGAAGATCAAGTATCTGCGCGAGAACATGGGCCGTGGTGTGCAGGCAGTCGTCCCGCACTTTGCGGCCGACTATGAGGGCATTATCTCCGTGGAGAATGGCTACTCCATCGGCGACGATAACCTGTCCGCTGCTGAAGCCTGCGCATGGGTGGCAGGCGCGACCGCTGGCGCATCCTACACCGAAAGCCTGACCTATAAGGCGGTCGATGGCGCAACCGGCCTGAACCCCGCTCTGACCCATGAGGAGTATGTGGCCGCTATCAACGCGGGCCATTTCGCTTTCTCTGTGTCCGAAGAGAATAAGATCATCGCCGAGTACGACATCAACAGCCTGACCAGCTTTAAGCAGCCGAAGGATGAAACCTACCGCAAGAACCGTGTCATCCGCGTTATGGACACGTTCCAGGAATCCGTGCAGCTCAACTTCCCGCCGAACAAGTACGCCAACAGCGCGGTCGGCTGGGACATCATGGAGGGCGTCGGCAAGTCTATCTTGAAGCAGTTCGAGGACGTCGGCGCAATCACCAACGTGGACTATGACGCGGACTTCCTTGTTGACCGCACCGCATCCTACGGCGACAAGACCTATTTCGACGTCAATTTGCAGCCTGTGGACAGTGCCGAAAAGCTGTTCTTCACCGTCCACACCCACTAAGCCGAAAGGAGCATAAATCATGGATTTTAACACCCGCCCGATCTCTATCCGTCAGGGTAAAATCTTCATCGACGGCGTCGAAGCCGCCGATTCCGTCAGCGCGACCGGCACTTTTACCCCCGACACTTGGAGCGGCAAGCAGCTGGGCGACTACTCCAACAGCACCCGCTGGCTGGGCTACAACATCACCGTTGCCCTGTCCCGCCACCGCTCTAACCCTTGGATTAAAGAGGTCATCAAGAAGTATCAGGGAACCCATAAGACCCCGGAGATCACCATTCAGGGCATTATGGACGACTGCGATTCCGACTTCTTTGACAAGTACGGCAACGACGTCTGTACCTTTGTCGGCTGCGTCCCGACCGGCGCAATGCCGCTGACCGCTCTGGACAGCAACGGCGACATTGTCACTGACAGCCTGACCTTTAACGCCCGCGACTTCATCTAAGCCGCCACAGCGGTGAAAAAGGGCGATTTTTACCGCTGTGAAAACATCATAACAACGAACTGAATGTAAACCCGCCCCTTTTGACGAATCACGTTTGAAAGGGACGGGCTTTTCTTTTTATGGAGGTTTTAACATTATGGCTACTGCAAACAAAAGTCTGAAATTCTTCATGCGTCCGCAGGAGGAGCAGATCGTCACCTTTACCGGCCCCGAATCCTTTAAGGACGACGACGGCAACACCCTTGAATTTGAGGTCAAGGTGCTGTCCCAGCAGGAGATTGACAAGATCAACAACATCTACCGCAAGCGCAGCATCGCCACCGACAAAAAGGGCAACCCGCTGGTCAACGGTGGCGAAGTCGTCTGGAAGACCGAGCGCGACAACGCCCGCGCCCTGCGCCATATCATCGTGGCCGCGCTGGTCTATCCGAAGCTGGACGACAAGGAGCTGATGGGCTACTACAACTGCGTGGACATCACCGAAATGCCCCTGCACGTTTTCAGCCATCACGGTGAGTACGACTACGTCGCCCAGCGCGTCATGCAGGCCCTTGGCATGATCGAAGCCCCGGATGAGGACGACACTCTGGAAGCTGCAAAAAACTGATAAATGCGGCTGGCTCTGATGGCTACTGGGCGCACACGCTCTGGCAGCGTCACGGCCTGCGCCCAGAAGAGTATGACGCCATGCCGCGCCGGACACAGCTTTTTTACATCGCATCCGAGCTTGTCGTCGATGAAGAACGTCGGCAGGCCCGGATACAAGCCGAAGCCGCAAGGAGGTGAGGACTGAATGGCAAACTTGACCGCGAGATTCCAGCTCATTGATGAAATGAGCCAAAAGCTCGAAAGCATCTCCAACCGGGGCAACGCCCTGATGGACAAGTGGGAAGCCGCAGGCGACGCGGCCAGCGCGGCACTGGACGGCATTTCGTCCTCTGCCAGCTCTGCCGTGTCTGCTGCCGACACCGTGGCGACGTCCATCGAGGGTATCGAGCGGGCCGCCAGCTGCGCGGATTCTGCTGCCGGAGAAATGGCCGACGTACTCGACCAGTACGGCGCAGCAGCCGAGGAAGCGGCCCAGAAAGCCGACTACTGGACAAACGCCGTGGGCGGCTACGACAAAGCCATGCTGGAAGCTACATACTCCACCAAAGAGCTTGTCGATATGGGCATCAAGTCCACCGCCGCGCTGGATGACCTGAACGACATGATGACCCTTTGCGAAAAATCGTCCGACGATCTCGCAAAGTCCGTCGAAGCGTCGGCCGGCATCCATGACGAGCTGACCGCGTCCATCAAGAAAACGGACGACCAGCTCGACGCCCTCATGCAGAACGAAAAGCTGGCCGCCGAAACAAAGGACGAGCTGAAAGCTGCCAGCGATGCAGCAGCGGAAGCCCTCAAAGAGCTAGCACAGGCCCAGCTTGACGCCGACGCCGCGATGCAGAACTATCAGCAGGTCATGGCATCCGGCACGGAAGACCTTGACAAGCTGGAAGCCGCCGCAGAGCAGGCGGGCCACGCTGCCGAATCTCTGGCAGCCGCCAACGGCAAGGCCAGCGATGCCACCGACGCGCTGGCAAAGTCCACCCAAAAGGCAAGCGACGAAGCGGACAAGGCCAGCAAGACCGGGGCTGAAGCAGTCGAAACCATCGCGCAGGCCCTTGCAGCGGCCGGCATAACGGCCACCATCAAGGAGATCACCTCTGCGGTCTACGACTTGACCGATACTTACAGCAACGCGGAAAAAATCATCGTCAACGCCACCGGTGCGACCGGGGACGCGCTGGACAGTCTGGGCGCAAGTATGCTCAAAGCCTACTCCGGCAATGACGATGCACTCGACGCCGTGGCCGGAGCGGTTGGCGAAATCAATACCCGACTGGGCTACACTGGCGACACGCTGTCCGAAGTCACCGGGCAATTTCTGGACTTTGCCGACATCACCGGGCAGGATGTCGTCGGCTCTGTGCAGCTCGTCACAAAGGTAATGAACAAATGGGGCGAGGATTCTTCCAAGCTGCCGAACGTCCTTGATGATCTGGCCTATGCGGGCCAAATCTCTGGCCTGTCTGTCACAACCCTTAGCAATACCCTTATCACTGGCGCATCGTCCTTGCAGGAAATGGGTCTGTCGCTTGAAAACGCCATCGGCCTGCTGGCAAAGATGGAGCTTTACGGCGTCGAGGGCACGTCTACCATAACGGCCATGCGAACCGCCGTGAAGAACTTTGCTGCTGACGGTCTGGACGCACAAGAAGCCCTGCAAGATACCATCACCGAAATTGCCAACATGAAAGACAGCTCCGAAGCCACCACAAAGGCCGTGGAAGTCTTTGGCAGCAAGGTAGGCGTGGACTTTGCGCGGGCCATCCGCGACGGCGCAATCACCACCGACACCCTGACCGGGTCGCTGGATGAAGCCGCTGGCACTCTGGAAAAGACCGCCGCCGCAGGTGAAAGCCTGTCCGAAAAGTGGGAAAAGGCCAACAACAAAATGAATGTTGCATTTACGCAGGTCTTGGAGCCTACTATCCACGACGCATCCGCTGAACTTGCCGACCTCTGGGGGCAGGTAGGCGATTTTCTCTCTGAGCATCCAAATGTAGTAAAGGCTTTGACCGCGGTCGGTGTGGGTCTTGGCACTGTGGCCGTCGGCGTCGCTGGCGTTTCCGCATCTTTTGTCTTTGCGAGTTCGACCGTCAAAGCGTTCGTGTCGGCTATTTCCCCATTTGCCCCCGGCTTGCTGATGGCTGCCGCAGCTGTTACGGCCGTGACCGCAGCCGTCACCATGCTGGGCAACAAGTATGAGGACACCTACGACGAAGCCCTGTCCATGACGGCCACCACCTCCGCCCAGACCAAAGAGCTGGAATCCCTCAAAGAGCAGTATGACAAAGCCTGCCGCGCCTACGGCGATACGTCCGATCAGGCATCTACCCTGAAATACCGCATCGACGAGCTTTCGGCATCTCTGGACAACAACGGGCAGAGCGTGGACGAGTACGTCGCCCAAATCGACGCTGTTATCAGCAAGCACGACGACCTGATTGACAGTTTCGGCAGCAGCACACAGAGCATCCACGACAGCGAGGTGCAGAACCTCGCACTTGTCGCCCAGCTTGACGCGCTGGCAAGCTCCACCGGAAACAGCACCGAGAAACAGGCCCAGATGGAAGCCATCATCAAGGAGCTGAACGGCAGCATTGACGGCCTGAACCTCACCTACGAAGACCTGACCACCAATCAGGACAAAGCCATTGCCAACATCAAGGAAATGGCAAAGCAGCAGGCCGAGCAGGAGCTGAAAACCGAAAAGTATCAGGAGTATGTAGACCTGCTGAAAGAGCAGGCTACCCAGCAAGAAGCCATCAAGGAAAATGATGCAGCTATCGCCGCCGCGCAGGAGCGCGTGAACGAGGCCCAGAAAGTCTATGATGACTACATTGCCGACCTCTACGTGCAAGACCCCACCGGCATGGCTACCATTTCGGCCCAGTGGTCTGAGCAGGCCGCCGCGCTCGACGCCGCCAACGACGAGTTGCAGCAGTATCAGGATAAACAAGTCGAGCTGCAAAAGACCCTTGACGATACCACCGACCGGCTCGAAGTCATCGACAAGTATTACAACCAGCAGGCCGAGGACGCCAAAGCCGCAGGCGACGAAATCGTTTCTGCGCAGGAAGCCGTATCGCAGGCTTACAGCGATGTCCGCTCTGATGTGGAAAAGCTCTGCGAAGCCTACAACACCGCCTACGAAGCCGCAAAGGACAGCTTTGAGGGCCAGTTTGACCTGTTCGATCAGGCGTCCACCAAATCCGAAGACTACCTCAACTCCAACGTCAAGAACGCGCAGGCCGCCTTGGATTCCCAGCTCAACTACTGGAACACATACACGGCCAACATTGAAACCCTGAAAGGCACGTCTTATCAGGACTTGGGCATCACCGAGGACAACTACAAGGCCCTGATGTCCTATGTGCAGGATGGCAGCGAACAGGCCGCAGGTCTGGCCGCCAGCATGGTAAGTGCCATCAACAGCGGCAACAAGGACGCCGTGTCGAAGCTGGCAAACACGCTGGCCGACGTCACCGCGAAGCAGGACGCCGCAGCGCAGGCTACCGCCGACTGGGTAACGGACTACGAGGGCCAGCTGGACGAGTTCCAGAGCAAAATGGAGCAGACCGTCGATGATCTCGACCTGTCCGACGAAGCCGGAAAGGCTGCAAAGGACACCATCGCCGAGTACGTCCAGAAGCTGAAAGATGGCAAAAAGGACGCCGTAGCCGCTGCAAAAGATGTGGCCGCATCCGTGGCCCTTGCATTGCAGAACAGCACCACCTACACGCCGCCCACTACCACGCCCACAGTGCCCGGTCATGCAGGCGGTACGACCGACGCCGAAGATATTTTCGTCGCCGGTGAGAACGGCCCGGAGCTGATCGTCGGGAAGCAGGGAAGCACCGTTTTCCCGACCGAGGAAACCGACCGCATCATTGACGCGCTGAACGGCATCGACGACGCCCCGGCCAAAGCCACCGCCGCGCCTGCATCCGAAACCACCTACAACACCGTCACGGACGATCATACCACCAACACCGACCGCCATGACGTCACGAACCAGTACACCACTACCGACAGCCACGATGTCACGAATGACATTGCGAACGACTACTCCGTCACGGATAGCCATGATCTCACCGACGCCAGCGTCCTGAATGATAGCCATGACGTGACAAACACCACGGAAAGCTACACCACGGACAACAGCGTGGAGAACCACATCACGCAGGAGCAGGCCGACAAGGAAAAACAGTTCGACCGATTCTTGCAGGCTGTCACCGGCATCACCATCGACGCCCCTGAACCCGCCCCTGGAGAATCCCTCTTTGCGTCCGTTCTGGGCAAGGCGGCCGACATCATTTCCGGCAAGAACTCCGACCTGCCGAAAATCGAAGCAGCCTACATGGGCTTGTCTGCCACCCCGCAGGCGGCCACGGAATCCTACGACCTCACCGAGCTGGAAAAGATTCTGGCCGAGCAACAGCCCACCGCGCCCGCGCTGACCGACGAGCAGCAGGGAACGGCCACCGCCGCGCCTGCATCCGAAGCAGCCCCCACGCTGGAGCCTGCCCCGCTCAACGTCCAGCCCATCGACGCCGCAGCAGCCCCGCAGAACGTCCAGAACGCGCCTGCCGAAACGGTCAAGAGAATTATCCTCGAACTGGTCGGCAAGGGCACTATCGAGGTTTCTGGCGGCTCTGGCAGCGGCTTGACGGAAAACGAGGTCTTGGAACTGCTGACCGACAACATGAAGCCTGTTCTGATGGGCATTATCAAGCAGGAGATTTTCGAGGAGGGCCAGCTGTCCTATGAGTATTAACTATCAAATCTGGTTTACATGGAACGCCGAGCGGGAAAAAATCAGGCTGCCCGTCCTGCCTGAAAAGTTCTACGTCAAAAACGGCTCCAATAACCAGAGCATCGACCTCACCGGGCTGGGAGAAGTGACCATCATGCAGAGCCGTCCCGCCTTGCAGCTCTCTTTTTCCAGCTTTTTCCCGGCGCACTCTTTCCCCGGCATGAAGTCCATCATCGCCGTGCCGCCCATCCTCTACGTTCGCATGATCGAACGCTGGAAGAAAAGCCGCGTCCCGATTCACTTCATCTGCACAGGTATGCTCATCAACCTGTACTGCACAATCGAAAGTTTCAACTACCGCGAAGAGGGCGGCGACGTCGGCACATACTCCTACGACATCACGCTGAAAGAGTATCAGGAAGTTTCCCTGAAAACCGTGTCCGTCGATTCCTCGCTTGTCGCCACCATACAGGACACCGTGACCCGCGTTGACAGCGCATCCACTCCAAAGACCTACACGGTCAAAAAGGGGGACTGCCTGTACAACATCGCCAAATCCCTGTACGGCGACGGCTCGAAGTATAACAGCATCTACGCCGCGAACAAGTCGATCATCGGCAGCAACCCGAATCTGATTAAGCCGGGGCAGGTGCTCAAAATTCCGTAAAGGAGGGCTGCCGCTTGGCGAAAATCCAACTGCTGATTGTCCAGAACAAAAAGACAACCGACATGACAGCCCTTGTGAAATCCGTCCACTGGAAAGGGCGCAAGGGCAGCTCTGCCCGCACCCTGACCGTCACCATGATCGACGACGACGGCTATAAACACGCCCGCAGCGGCATCGACGTGGAAGATGGAAACCAGTGCGTTTTCCTCGTAGATGGCAAGGAACGCTTCCGCGGGATCCTGCTGAATCAGAATCAGGGCAACACCAAACGCCTGAAATTCACCGCCTACGACAACGGTATCTATCTTGCCAACAACAAAGACACCTTTGTCTACAAAAACAAGAGTGCCGATCAGGTTTTCACCGACGTTTGTTCCCGGTTCGGCATCCCGACCGGGGAAGTGGCGAAATGCTCTTACCAAATCCCGGAGCTGACCAAAAGCAAAACCACCGGGCAGGACGCCGTTTTGGACGCTTTGAGCCTTGACTATAAGGCGACCGGCATCCGGCACTACGTCAGCAGCGACAAAGGAAAGCTGTCCCTTTTGCAGCGCAAAGATCAGGTCATTTCCTTTGTCGTCGATGGCGACGCCAACCTCTACGGCTACTCCTACACAAAGAGCATCGAGAACATCAAAACCCGCGTGAAGATGATCTCCAAAGAGGGCACTACGCTGGCCGAAAAGTCAAACGCCGCCCTCGAAAAGAAAATCGGCATCTTTCAGGAAATCCAGCAGCCGGATGAATCGCTCACGAAGCCGCAGGTCAAAGACCTTGTGAGCAGCGTCCTTGACACGCTGGACGACCCGGAAGAAACGCTCGACCTCAACACACTGGGCGACGCCGACGTCATATCCGGCAAGGCGATTCTGGTGCGCATCCCGCACCTGAACATCAACCGCGCCTACTATGTTGACGACGACGACCACTATTTTGAGGACAATCTGCACACAATGAGCGTCACGCTCACCACGGCGGCCGAGATTAAGAAGAAAGGAAGCTGACCATGAACGAAACCAGCCTGAAGCAGCTCTTTCAGGGCCTTATCCCGGTCGGCTCCACCATCTTGCAGGGTACAGTCACCAAAGACGACCCCCTCGAAATTACCGCCGCCAACGACAGCAAGCTCATTATCTCCGGCAATCAGCTTATCGTACCTTGGCACCTCACCGACTACACCACCCACGCGGACTATACGATGGGGGACAAGGGCGAACTTCGCGACGAAACCTATACCAAAATGGACGGCGGCCACGTCCACACCGACAGCCGGGGCGGGCCGACCACTAACGTCAAGCACAAACACTATGTCGAAAAGCTGAACGCCTACAAAATGACCCTGAAAGTCTATAACCACCTGCAAAAGGACGATAAAGTCTACCTGCTTTCGCTCTGCAACGGCAAGGTCTATTACGTCCTTGACCGCGTCGCGGGGCAGGTAGCAGGAAAGGACATCTGAAATGGCCGTTTATATCCCTATCAACATAGCAGGTGTACAGGACGCGCAGGAAAAGCCGTCCAAAACGTACCGCCTTGACCTTGACGCGGGGAGAATCGTCGGCTTTGTGGATAACATCGAAGCCGTGCAGCAGGCCATCCGAAAGGCCATCATAACCCCGCGTTTTAAGTGCCTGATCTATGATACCCAATACGGGAGCGAGATCGAGGACGCGGTCATTGCAAAGGACGCCAGCCGTGAGTATGCCGAATCCGTCATCGAAGGATTTGTCAAAGACGCGCTGGCCCCGGACACCCGCATTCTCGAATGTCACGACTTTTCGATTGAGTTTGAAAAAGACCACGCGAATATTGAGTTCACGGCTGACACCATCTACGGCGAAACCAAAATTGAGGAGGTGATCTAATGAGCAAATCCTATCAGGAAATCTTGGATGAAGCCTTGAGCAATGCGCCGCCGGGCATTGACACCCGACAGGGCAGCATCTACTACGATTCTATTGCCGGCATCTGCCTGACCATCGCGCGGCTTTATGCGGACATTGAAACACAGGGCAGGCTTGTGACCATTGTCCGTGCAATCGGGGACGAACTGACCGAAAAGGCGGCAGAGTACGGCATTACCCGTCACCCGGCCGCCCCTGCAAAGTATCATTTCACCTATGAGGGAGAAA